TATATCGTCAATCGCTAGCTTCGTTGCCACTGCCGAACTTACTCCTGCACTAAACCATGTAACTGTTTTCATTTCATTTCCCTTTTATTTGTTTGTTGTTCCAAATCCAATTTCGCAGCAATCCTCTCCTTCATCGTTTCGCTCCGGGCATTCTCTCCAAGCTCGATGGCACTCGGTGCCTTGGCTTGGGACTTGCCTCGTCCATCTCAATATCTATATTGAGGACGTCCACAAGTTTAAGGGCTCGTACCATGCAGTGGGGCGTTCCGCTTTCCGCCACCATACGGATGTCTCTGAGCCTTCCAATTACTTCATATCGTTCCATAATGTGGCCTTTCTTTTAATTGTTACCCTAGTGTCGCAATAACTATTGTAATAATTACTTAATTAATCCACTCCGGGCTCACACCCTTTCACCCAGGTCCGAAGCTTTTCAAACAGGTCCGAAGCTTTTCAAACAGGTCCGAAGCTTTTCAAACAGGTCCGAAGCTTTTCAAACAGGTCCGAAGCTTTTCACCCAGGCTCACGTCCAAGCACTCCAGGCTCACGTCCAAGCACTCCAGGCTCACGTCCAAGCACTCCAGGCTCACGTCCAAGCACTCCAGGCTATGATGCCCCGACCAGTTTTACTGGTTTGGAGAGGATAGTGAAGGCGCCCGAGCCCGCATCTGCCTGATCCTTATAGGTAGAGAATGGGAAATATTGCATTTCCCTAATGAACTCCTGATTCCATTCGGCACGTTTCATTTTGAATGCGCCGACGTTGACCTGTGCGCTCCATTCGTCGGCGCGTTCTTCCTTGGAACCAACCGCAGGTATAGCCTGCACCCGGAACCCCGCCAATCGCTTAACTGTGGCCTGTGCGCTCTCTTTTCCTCCAGAGCCAGGCTCTTGTTCTAATCCTATTACTACCCCATACCCATCAATCTGCGCTGTCTGCCGGATAAGTTTCTCACGTTCGCCAGAATCGTACTGTACACGAACGACATCCAATATCCACCATTCATCCTCTGACCCATCTTTAGGAGCACCAACCGGGCGCCATCTTCCCATAAGTAGGCCTACCGTGTACGCCCCGCCGTCCTTGGTTCCTGCCTTGTCCCAGAACCTGCAGCGACCAACCCATGCTCTGCTTCCGGGTGCTGGTGCCTGGTCCACCTCGATTTTTTGAATCTTAAACATGCCGCCTCCACGGGGCACTGGATCTTGCATTATCTGCCCAGCATAGCCATAGATGCCGAGGTCCTTTTTTACCTCCCTGAGAATGGTTTTGCTGCCACGGACGGGGTCCATAACGCCATCATTATAACACTTTCGGAGGTTAACGGGACGTACTTTTGGGCTTATTTCTCCAGGCAAACAAATGTGACGGATGCTCTCCTCTCCCTTTTTGAGGAGGTGGCCTGTACAATCATTTTGATTTAACCTCTGCATGATTAACCATGTGACGGCCACTTCCTTGTCGACCTTTCTACTTGGAATAACCTCTGTCATAAAATTGTTGGCGGTTTCCATAACAGTCCCGTTGATGGCTCTAGCCTGCTGCGGGTCGAGCGGATCATCAACTAAAATAAAGTGGGCGTGGAACCCCATGGGGCTAGTTCCTCCTACAGTAGCGGATAAGCGACCACCGCCTGCAGTGTTCATGAACATGGATTTAGTCCATTGGTCATGCGCGGGTATCATCTCTGGGAAGCATAGTTTAAATTTCTCGCTCTCCTCAATCATTCTGCACTTTCTACCTAACTCAAACGTAAGAACTTGTGTGTGTGAGGCACAGAGCACGCGCATGCTTGGCATCTTTGCGTGTATCCATGCCGGTGCCATTATAGATAAGATTGTAGACTTGGTTGTACCCGGGCTGATGTTGACAACCGTATCGTGTAGTTTAGGGAGGCCTTGGAACACACGCTCGGCGTCTGCTTGGAACGTATCGCATAAGTACTGCACGTGCCAGTTCCAGATAGGCTTTTCTTGAATGATCACATCCCAGAATTCCTTAACAAACTCGTAGAAGCTATCATGGCACACATCTCTAATGATTGCGTATTCATCGATGGCAAAGTCTGCAAAAGTATTCTTTCTATACACCTGTGCGTCAATCATTTACAACTCCTTCCTCTGCATCCACGTCTATCGTTTTGCGACGTTCTCTAATCGCCTCTAGGATTGATTTCTTAACACTTATATCTAAATTAAGGTCGGACACGCTGAGCAGATGATTGTGCGTGACGGTTCCGCTTACTTCGAGTTCCAACTTGTCATTGTAACCTCGGTCTTTGCACTGCGTTTTCACTGCGTGGATGATGGCGTTTGGGTTGCCCGTGGCCACTTGGTACATGAAGGCCTGTTCAAAAAAGTTCTTTTTGTGCCAGTGGATCTCGTCCATTAGGTCCAGGAAGTCCGGGTCATTCTTTCGCCAGGTCTCGTACGTCTTCCTGGAGATAGATAATTTGCGTAGTGACTTTGAAACGTTAAAAAGTGATTGTGTCAGGGCATAAAGAAACAAATGTTGCCGAGCTCTTTTCCCTTGGTTCTCAAGTAATGCATTAACACGCTCTCGGCCGTTCTCCAGCTCCTCACACGCGTTGATTTCCTTCCATAACTCGCGGAGGTTGGGTGATAGGTGGTCGTAGATGTATTCTTGGAATGTGACCTCGTCTCCGGCCATACTTCCACGGTTTCCACGGCCTTTATCAAGGGCTTCTTTAAGGGCTGGATCCTTCTGCCACCATATCCTAAACGTAGCCGCCGTCACGCCTAGGGCGCCAGCAATATCGCAATCTGCCATAGCCTCCCTGGCTAGTTCGTACGTCGTTACGTACATTGTTGATTTAAATTTGTTACCGTAGTTATTGCCCATTTGCTCCCTCGCGCTTAATGCTGATTCTTAAGTATGAATAACGAGAGCATACCATGGTATTCTCGGCAAAGCAAGTCAAAGTTTACGTTACAAAGGTGACGTACTCAGAACCGATGGTTTTGGGTCTATTTGGATATTACGAGCCACTCTGACTCGTCGATGTAATGATCGCATTTAATGCAGGTGTGTTCGTACTGAGGACTGCCTCCCGGGTCGATGACCTCTGCGAGCTGCCGTAGGCCACATGATGGGCACTTTATGACAACCTCGGGCCATTGCGACGGGCGCCATTCCTCAAAGTTAAAAAGTAGTTGTTGTGGCATGCTTTCTCCTTTATTAGTAATCAAAGAACCTAGGTCGTTTTGAGTCGTCGCCTTGCTCTTCAATACACATATCTTGTTCGTACTTTGTATTTGAAAGACTGCTACGATATCTTTCTGTGTAATCTGTTATTAAATCCTGCCGTTTAGTTCTTTTGTGCATGAACTGATTGAAGTTTAGCTTTTTAAACATGTTAGGTTGGTTCCCATACGCAGTAATGTATGTGTAAAAAGTCTTGTTCTCAGACTCCCAACAACTGATGTCACGCATTACGTAAGGCAGTACTTTATTCATTCGGCACCACTCTATCCTTTGCGTTGTTTCCGATATTAGCATGTCCGGGTGGACATAAACAAACATCCGTATCTGCCATTCCCTTCTCCATTTCAAAAGCTGCATCTTTGCCTCTATCAAATCCAAGTAAGCCCAGTCATCAAAGGCAAAGGTGATTTGACCACTATAGTTCATTTGTGAAAGCAGTGAGCTATTCTCCTCATCTAGGAGCCTTATGTCTAATCCTTGGTTGAAACTACATCTTACTTTTAGGTCAATGAGCTCTTTCATTATCTCCTTATGATTAGGTAGAGCAAAGAAATTATTGTCCATAAACTTTACTGTTTTGTGCCTTATGATATCATCAGGGCTCGCTACCTGTCTAATCATCCCCTCTTTCCTTGGGACGAAACAAAACTTACAGTTTCTGATGCATCCCCTGCTTATAAACCCATAGGATATTTTATTATCCGGATATATAGAATAGTCCGGATCCATTTTATCCATGTCTTCTGATAAAGTTTTATCTAACGAGTACCCGGTGCCTCCAAAAATAATGTCTGTTCCGTGTATGTATATCGCATTCCCAGGGAAAATAACAGAACAGTACTTTAGATCGTAAGAAAATAAACTGTAATCTGCATCGTAATGCTCTTTCTGTCTGTTGGGATAGTATGGCAATTTCAATTGTATCAGTTTCACAATGTCACCCTTTGCCTTATGATAAGCAGATATCTTCATTAATGCCAAGTTCGGTATAGTGGAATCAGCGTCTATTAAAAGTATACTTTTGTTCTGTGGCGTGTTTTCTCCTTCGTGTAATTGTATCATGTTTTCTCCTTCGTGTTTAAAAATTGTTGGCGTAGTTGTGCCAGTTCCTCTGGGTCAGCCGCCCCG